GCATCTGATGACGACGTGACAATGATTGAGCAGTCAATGGAAATGGCAATGTCTGTTGATGAGTTCGGCGTTGAGGTTGAAAGTCCTGTATATACGGCGAAGATCGCGCGTCGCATCCCAGAGGGAAAGCTGAAAATTGAGAGTGTACCGCCAGAGGAGTTCTTCATTAACTCACAAGCACGCAACTTAGACGATGCATACATTGTGGCGCACCGCACAGAAATGCGCGTTGGCGATCTAGTCGCCTTGGGTTTTGATTTTGAAGATGTTTACAATCTGGACAGCCTATATGGTGCGTCAGATATTTCTGAAGCAGAAGACATCGAACGCCGGGGCTATTCGCAAGACGATTACGAAGATGAAGAAGCCGATCCGTCAATGCGTAACGTGGCGATCACAGAAGCATACATGCGCATTGATGTGGATGGTACAGGCATCCCAACGCTGCATCGGTTTATCTGCGGTGGCACAAATTACAAGCTGCTCGACTTTGAGGAAGCAGATCAAATACCATTTGCTGTGATGGAGGTCGATCCAGAGCCGCACACAATGTATGGGCGTAGTTTGGCAGAGTTGGTTATGGATGACCAAGATGCAGCCACATCTATTCTGCGTGGCATTCTTGACAACGTAGCAATGACAAACAACCCACGCATTGGGATCGTTGATGGTGCAGTCAATGTGGATGACATCCTAAACAACGAGATCGGCGCTATCGTGCGCATGCGTCAGCCTGGCGCTGTGCAAGAAATGTCTGTGCCATTCGTAGCAGGTCAGACATTGAGCGCACTGACATACATGGATCAGCTCGTAGAGGGCAAAACAGGCGTATCACGCGCGTCAATGGGCTTGGACCCTGATGCTATGCAGTCAACAACTAAGGCTGCTGTGCAGGCGACTGTGCAAGCCGCAGCAGGTCAAGTTGAAGTTATGGTGCGCAACTTAGCAGACGGCGTAAAGCGTTTGTTTAAAATCCTACTACATCTGCACGTTAAGAACATTGATGCACAGCAGATGATGCGCATGAACGGTCAATTTATTCCAGTTGATCCGCGCGTGTGGAATGCCGACATGGATGTGTCGGTAAATGTCGGCCTTGGTACTGGGCGCGAAGAAGAAAAGATGATGGCGTTACAACAGGCGTTTGGCGTTCAGCAGCAAGTCTATCAGGCATATGGCCCACAGAACGGTTTGGTGTCGCTGACAAACATCCGCAACACACTGGCTGACATTTTGGCGGCATCAGGTGTTCGTAATGCTGAGCGTTACTTTGCGCCGATCACGCCAGAGATCGAACAACAGATGCTGATGATGCAGCAGCAACAGCAGCAAGCAATGATGGCACAAAATCAGCAAGACCCTAACGCAGCATTCTTGCAAGCTGAGCAAATGAAAACGCAAGCCAAGGCGCAAGTTGACATGACAAAGGCGCAGATGGAAAATCAGCGCAAAATGCAAGAGATGGCCTTGGACGACGACTTGCAGCGTGACCAGATGGCGCAAGACTTACTGGTGGATGCAGCTAAAATATACGGTCAGTACGGCACATCAGTTGATGTGGCTCGTGTAAAAGCTGAGCAAGAGCGTGAGCGCCGGATGTTCGGACAATGACGACAGAAATACGCATACAGGCTGAAGAAGCCAAAAGGTTAAAGAACGACACTGCGTTTCAGCAGTTCGTGCAAGAAGTTCGTGAGGGTCAGATGTTGACCTTTGCAAACAGCGCAGCTCAAGACGTTGAGAAGCGCGAAGAAGCGCACGCAATCATTCGTGCGTTAAACTTGATCGAGGTGCAACTCGACGCCACAATAGCGGCAGAGACACTCTTGGATCGGAAACGATAGGATTAGTAACGTGAATGAAGCGACTGATTTAGAAAACCTAGTTTCACAGATGGTGGAACCAGCAGAGGCACCCCAAGAGGAGCCACAGGTTGAAGAACCTGAAGCCGTCGAAGCAGAAGCAGCAGAAGTAGAGGAAGCGCCAACTCAGGAAGAGAGCGCAGAGGATACTGAAGCTGAGTTTGATGCTGAAGACGATTTTGAATTTGACCTTGACGATTATCAAGATGTTGACCAGCCCCAGCTTTACTCCGTCAAATCTGACGGTAAGGAAAAGCAGGTAACTCTGGAAGAGCTTAAACAAGGTTATGCAGCGCAGGATTATATCCAGCGTACAATGCAGGAAAACGCTGCCGAGAAAAAAGAAGCTCAGCAGCTCAAAGAAACCCTGCTAAAGCAGCAGCAAGAACTACTGCAAATCTACGAACAGGCCCAGCAAACTGGACTGCAACCGCCAACGGCACCATCCAAAGATTTGTTTGATAACGATCCAATTGGGTACATGGAGGCCAAGATTAAGTATGATGAAGATATGCAGTCATACAGTCAGCAGATGCAGCAAATCCAATATGTTCAGCAACAGCAGCAAGCAGCCCAACAGCAAGCAACCCAGCAGGAACTTGCGCAACAGGCTGAGATGCTAAAGCGGTTCATACCTGAGTTATCTGACCCGCAGAAAGTCGAACCTTACCGCAAGGCACTTGTGGATACTGGGGTTGCTTATGACTTCTCGGCAGATGAGGTTGCTGGCGTTACCGATGCCCGAATGGTTCGCGTTCTGAATGATGCAATGAAATATCGCAGACTTCAGGCAAAACGCAAAGCTGCCCCGGCAGATGGTAAAAAGCCTGTTGTGCCGTCAGGTGCAAAGCGTAGAGCAGCAGATGGTGAATCGGCTACTCGTAAAAAGCAGCAACAAAAGCTGCGCAAATCTGGTAAGATTGAGGACGCCCTCAGTCTAATGTTAAAGCCTTAATTTTGGAGTAAGAAACCATGGCACAACCATCCAACACATTCGACAGCTATGATGCAGTCGGTATCCGTGAAGATTTGAGCGACATCATTACAAATGTGTCGCCCGAAGACACGCCGTTTTACACAAAAGCGCGTAAAACAACTGCTCGCAATACTTTGCATGAATGGCAGACTGATAGCTTGCGTGCAAGTTCAGCAAATGCTCACATTGAGGGGGACGCAACGACTGCTGAAGCACGCAGTGCGACAACTCGTCTTGGCAACTACACACAGATTTTTAAGAATGCTGTGGTCGTGCCAGATACAGACGAAGGTCTAAATAAAGCAGGGCGTGCGGCTGAAATCGCATACCACGTTTTAAAAATTTCTAAAGAGCAAAAATTGGACATCGAAAAAGCACTTTTCGACAACAATGCACGTGCGGCAGGAAACTCATCAACTGCGCGTGAACTTGCTGGTGCGCCTGCATGGTTGACTTCAAACATCACCAACACAGGTACAAGCGGTGCTGACCCAACTGGTGACGGTACAGACGCACGTACAGACGGTGCGCAAACTGCGTTCTCGCAGGCTGACTTCGATAGCTGCATGCAGTCTATCTGGGAAAATGGCGGCAACCCTGACACTGTATACCTATCAGCATTCCAAATGAATGTTGCTCTAGGCTTCACAGGTAACAACAACCAGCGTTCAGCAGTACAAGCTGGTGACGAGCGTGTGATCAAGTCACTTTCAGTATACGTCACTCCTTGGGGTACAATCGAGTTTATGCCCTCTCGTGAGAACCGTTCTCGTGACGTATTCATCATGCAGGATGATATGTGGGAAGTCGCAACACTACGTCCAACAAAGAACGTAGAGCTTGCCAAAAACGGCGACAACACAACCCGCCAAATTCTTACAGAATTGACATTGGTCTGTAAGTCAGACGCGGCAAACGGCATGGTCGTTGACTGCTCAACATCATAATAAGTTTGGGGCGGCTTAGGTCGCCCCTTTCTATTCGGAGGTTATAATGAGAGTTTTAGTTAAGCACCGCAGCATGTCCACAAGCGTAGGGATCGTGCGCAACGGTGACATTGTTGATCTGCCAGAGGCAGAGGTTAAGAAAATTTCCGTAACGAAAAAACATGCGTTAGAAGTGCTGCCAGAGATGCCGCTTGAAAAGCCTGCACCTAAGAAAAAAGCACCAGCGAAGAAAAAGAAGGCAACGAGCAATGCCAAATCTATCAACAAAGATAAATGAAACGATTAAGTTTGAAGATGATAAGCTCATCATCAAAAAGACGCATGACGCATCTGTAGCACTGAAAGACGCACAGCAAGCTCGTGAGCTATCCCCTAACGCATTCGCATCAGACTACAAGCATGTCGGCAATGTTGACATGGCTATGCTAAATATCTGGCTAAAAGAGGCTGGAGTAGCATGGACAGATACACAAGCAGTAAAAGATGTGATAAAAAGGAAGTTAATGAGCAATGAGTTTAGCAACCTTAGAGTATGGCAAGGTAAATGGTGATGAAGTTTGAGCAACTACTTGGCGTTATGGCACTTGGCTTACTAAGTTGGGGTTCTCTGCAGGTTTATCAAATGAACGCGAACATGGCGTTAGTTTCATATAAAGTCGAAGAAAATTACAAGATGATTAAACCAATGTGGCAAGACTTCTTGGTCCGACAGGACACCTATCAGGCTAAGAGTAACTGAAGTGGACCAGAAGGCAATCATGTCCGTACTTTTTGCAGCGGTAGTTGCCTTGATTGGCTGGAACATTAAAACCACCAATGACTTACAGTTACAGGTGCAAAGGCTAGAGATCATTCTGCTGAATGATGCTCTTGTGAAGTGACATGGCTATACTTGAGAGCATTGCCGCTGCGAACGCCGCTTATTCGGTTATCCGTCAAGCTCTTGGGAATGGCAAGGAGACTGCGGGGCTTATCGGCGCGGTCGGCAAATTTCTTTCTGCGGAAGAAGATGTAAAACAGGCTGTTCAGAAAAAGAAGAACAGCCCATTCACAGCAATCGCTGGTGGAGAGCAAGGCGACTGGGAGGA